TGATCTTTCAGTTTAATTTGTTCTGATGTGTCTTCTGTAAACCAGATATGAGTTTCTAAATTGAAAAACAATTCATCTAAGATTTTTATTTTTTCCAACCGATTCATTAAAATTCTCCTTGCTAGAAGACCTTTATATCACGTTTTGAATATATTGTAAACAAAAAAAGAGGGGAGCCTTTCGACTCCCCTCCAATGCGTGTAGCAGGAGGAACCCCACCTTTGATCCTGCTTATTCCAATCGTCAATTAAGACACTTGCCTCTTTTACGGAAAAACCGTAAATTCACGCACCACATAGTGTACTACTATTTATACAAAGAAGCTGTCTTCGTCATAAGAAAATTTAGTTTTTTGTAGAAAAAATGATGGAGTAAGTCCATCAAATCCACCACCAAAGTTCAAATGACGACAACTGGTCTTGGCCTGACTCATATCTAGATTACCACCTATAATATTTCCGGTCTGAATCTCGACAATTTCATGCATACCATTTTCTGTCTTCTGAATCTTATAGTTTACCATTTTACTTGAATCCTTCAAACTTACTACGATTGAACTTATTGACTGGCTTGGATTCTTCATTCATCCTACTACCAGAACTTGACGTATCAAATACAGGAACGTCTTCATCTTGCACCAGATCTTCTTGTGCAGAAGCTTCTACATTATATAGTCGCATCTTGGAATAATCAACACCAATTACGAATCGCTTGTATACAGCAGGATCGCCATAACGATTCTTAAGTTGTTTGACCATAATCTGATTCAATTGACGAAGTTCATCACTTGTAACAAGAGCAAACATGAAGTCAGCTGTTGCGGGTAGACCGAATGATTCTGAAGTATCTTCTAGACCAACATCAGAGTTAGAGAAGCCAGAACGAGTTGTCTGAGTAGCAGATACAATCGGAACATTGAACTCAACTGCCAGACCACGAAGTTCTTCTGCGATTGCTTTGATGTATGTGTAAGAGTTTACAGCTGCACCAGCCTTGATACGAGAAGAAGCACAGATGTTCAGATAATCGATATAGATGATATCTGGAACAAAATTCTTCTTGAGGTTTAGTTCATTTAATAAATGCCTAAAGTTAGCCGAACCCACCGATGCAGTTGGATATTCTTTAACAATCAACTTGCCCTTGGCGCGATCTCGAACTCGACCAATCAACTTATAATAGATTGCTTGTGGAAGATCTTTCAGCTCATCTAATGAAACACCGAGCAAATTAGCATCAATACGTTCTGCGATTCTTTCTTCAGCCATTTCCATGGTGATATACAAAACGTTTTGACCAGACATCAAATTATGAGCTGCATTATGGCACATGAATAATGACTTACCAACACCAGTTCCTGCCAAAGCAATATTTAGTGTCTTACGTGGTAGACCACCCTGAGTAATCTTGTTGAAGAAGTCTAGATCGAATGGAATACGAACTTCCTTACGATGATAGAATTCATAACGAGCATCAGCATCATCAAGAAAATCATGACCAATCGAGTTGTCGAATGAAACACCGAGAGCGTCTTGCAAGATCTTAGGAATAGCACCAACACTGATGTTATCTTTTTTATTATCATCTACAATCTGAATAGATTGCATCAGCGCATTATATAAAGCTTTATCTTTGCAGAACTTCTCAGTAGAGTCCACAAGCCAATTCATATCCTTCTCTTCAGACTTCTCAAGAGTTGTTATAAACTCTTTAGCTCTCTTGAATTGGTCTTCAGTCAAACCAGTCTTTTCATTCAAATCAATGTCAAGAGCAGTCTTAGTAGGAAATGAGCTGTACTTATTCACATAATCTAGGATCAGGTCAAACACTGTACGATCGACCTGATCATTGAAATACTCTGACTTTAAGAATGGAATTACCTTACGTGCATACTCCTCATTGTTGATCAAATTGCCGAAGATAACATTCTCAATTTTCATTCGCTCTCCAACTCTTCATAAACAGAATCTACTTCATCTTCCTGCATAATACTACCAGAAGCTGCAACATACTTATTTTCAACAAATGCACTGAACTTCGGACACTTCAAGATAGGAGTCCAAAAATCAGATTTATATGTATCATTCATACGATATGACTTATCAAGAATTTCACCTGTTTCCATGTCAACACGCTGGAACCAACCAACCTTTGGCTTAATCACATGACCAGACTCGAGTGCCATGTCCATTAGACCAGACCATCTAGAAATACCTTCTGTCCAAGACACTTCAATCGGAATCTTAGACTTTTCCTTAACGAAACGAGACTTCTCAACATTGATAATGAAGTTATAACCAATAACATCCTTACCTTCCTTTTCCTGCTGACGGCCAAGGATAAAGATATTATCAGCTGAGTAGTAGATACCGGTACCACCCGACACAACCGGCTTAGAGAACATTTCTTGAGTCATATAAGTGTGGTTTACCACAACCATAGGAATATCCTTGATGGTCAAGTGAGGTGTAACCATACGGAATAGAGACTTGAGCTGCTTCGCACGAGTCATGTCAGCTGCTGAATTCTGCTTCAGAGCATCATCAACTTCCTTCTTCGAAGCTAGGTTACCAACAGAATCGATGATAATCATTACATGCTCACCACGGCCAATCTGCTCGAGCTGAGTCATGATATCAAACTTAAGTTGTTCAATATCAGTGATTGGCGTGTGAAGAACTCGACTGGTATCGATTTTGAACGAATCAAAATAGGCCTGAGGAGTACCAAACTCAGAATCATAGAACATCAACACAGCATCAGCATACTTGTCCATGTAAGCTTTGGCCATCAATAGACTGAAAGATGTCTTAAAGTGCTTTGATGGACCAGCCCAGATAGTAAGACCGGGAGCAAAGCCACCGGTGATCTTACCCGACAGAGCAATGTTAATTGCTGGAACTGTAGTAGTAATCGTGTCCTTCTCATTGAAGAACTTAGAGTCTGCAAGAACATCAGTATCTTTGATTGTAGAATTCTTACGCAACTTGTTTAGTAGATCAGACATAACATCTCCTTGTTCATAATATTAGTATACACAGTTTATCAAATAATGTCAACTACTTAAAATTTTATTTAGTTTCGCAATAAACTGGTCTATTTTATTTGCTCGATCTGGCCAATTGATAATTGGATTCTTATCAGCATCTTTCTTAAGATTAAGTAGCAGCGGCATGATGGCATCGTACATAGCACGGACCTTATCATTTCCTTCCTGCTTAATATCTTCTTCAGAAGAAGTAGTAAACCCAAAATCAAAATCATCAAAGTTCATGTCAGCCATTAGTTAAACCAATCTTCTAGAGTTGCACGTTTTTCAGTTTGCCATCCAATTTTACTAGTGATAGATGTAATCGGACTGAGATATCCTTTTTCAAATTGAATATCATAATCTATATAGAGATCCATTTTAAATTCTGGAGGAAGACCATTAGAACAAGATATCACGTGTTCTCGAGTTGGATTCGGATTCTTAAGGTATACAAATTTGATCTTCTCGCCGTCGGCAATAGTTTGATATTTATTCTGGAGCTTGAGACTTTCAATCATTTTGTTAAAGACAACAGATCCGCGAACATGAATAGGAGTACCAGATTCAAATCGACCAAACCGATACCATTTTTGAATGTCATTTACTCCACGAGTAAAAGCAATATCAGAGAAGCCGAGTGTATGGAATTTTACACGAAACTCTGAGACATATTTTTGAAGATCTTCTTCAGTACCATTCATGATAATCTCAAGAGACTTCTTAATACTATCGCGACACGCAGTAGGAGTTGAAGAACGAACAGCTTCAATGCCCATCATCTTCAATTTTGGCTTTTCGTACTGTACGCCTTCTGAGTTCCAGACGTTAAGGATATACATCTTCTTTGCTTTCCAGATACCCTTGTTTGCGATGTTTTCTCGCTTCATCTGCATCCTTTGATCGTAAGCATTCATGCTGGTAGCAAGTTCTTCATAGGACTTATCAATGAATGGTTCAATACGCTTCTTACAAGCATTATCGATAAACTTAACGATTTCAGTATCTTCGGCTCCGTCTGGAAAAACGCGATTGACTAGATCTTCAAGTGTAATGTAGATAGAATCAGTGTCAGATGCAATCACATAATCTTTATTTTTAGTACTAAGTAGATCGTTTAGATAGACGTTGATCTTCTTTTCAATCCAACGAATACTCAACTGGCCAGACATAGTAATTGCTTCAGCGTTGTTCACATCAAACCAACGAAACCATTTATTACCAAGAGCACCATAAGCAGAATTCAACTGAATCTTTTTAGCCATTTGTAAGTTGTCGAGTCGAGAGATTTCCTTGACCAGCTTTGGATCTTTGGTCTTTTCATATTCTTTCTTACATTCAATCATTTTGTTCTTATATTTTGTACGATCATCATACATACGATCCATCAAACTCGGAAGAAAGCCACGCTGTTCTTTTGTATAAACACAAAGGTTGGCGGCGATAGTACAGTTTGAATTTTTCATATCATTCATATACTGACTAGCGCCACCAACAAGTAGGTCGTCGACTGTCATCTTATCACTCAAACGAGTTACAAGCGTCTCCGGAGAGATGTTGTATTGCATAATAAGATGAGGGTAAAGGGAGTTCAAGTCGAACGACACAACCCATTTACTCATACCAAGTTTTGGTTCTTTTACATAGCCGCCAACAAATGGTCGATCATTCTTGTTCTTGTTGTTTTGATAAACAACAGTCTTGCGATCCAGCAGATAGTTATGTGTAATTACATCCCACTGCTTTACAGATGCTAAAGTATCTTCATAGTTTACTTTAGCATCATAAGCCATCGCATAAACAAGTTCGATAAGCTTCAGTTTGTCTTCAAGTTTTTCAACGAGTTCAACGTCATGAATGTTGTACTCAATATACTTTTGAAAATTGTTGAATCGAAGATCATCAAGATTATCGTATTCAGAATAGTCGAGCTTCTGCTCACCAAGTTCTACCTGAGCAATATAGTCAAGTCGATAAGACTCTTGCTCAGTATAAGTAAACTTCTTGTAAAGCTGCATGTAGTCTAGTACAGCAATCCCTACTGGTGTATAGGCCACATTGGCTCGGCCTCGAATTTCGACTTTATAGTCGCGTAACATTTCCCACGGGGAAAGACGTCGAGCATGCTCTTCACCGAGAAGCTTTCGAATCCGGTTGACAAGATACGGTATGTCGAAGAACTCGATGTTCCAGCCGGTGACGACGTCTGGCGAATAGATGGATCCATTCCACACTTCAAGAAAGGCGAGAAGGAGAGCAGATTCGTCTGCGCATTTGTAATATTGAACATTCGGTAAGTGCTCCTTGTAATTGCCGCAACCAAAGGTTGTCTTCTTACCATCGCGGCCAATGGTAATAGCTGTAATTTCATTGTCTGCTAGTTCAATATCAGGAAATCCACCATCAATGCTAGTTTCAATATCAATAGAACAGACAGAAATAAGACTCGGATCATACCGAATCTCGCCAGGATAGTTATCATAAATATACATGTATGGCCAGTCGGTGAGACCATAAATCTCCATGCCATTGACATCTTCATATGTCTTAAGGAATTCACGTGCATCTCGCATTGATTCAAAATCAACACGACCAACACATTCGTTTTTGAGATTCCGATACTCAGTCTGAGTTTGAGACGGAATAAATAGATACGGCTTATACTTTGTGGCGAACTTTACAGGCTTACCGTTATCAATTCCACGAATAAGAATTTGATTACCGTGCCTACTGATATTTGTATAAAATTTCATATTACCTCGTCACTGCACATATTTTAGTTATATCACTATGCACAAATAAAGTACACACGTAAAAGGAAAAAATATGAAATTGTCTGAACATTTTACGCTTGAAGAGATGATTGTTTCTCCTACTGCTAAAAAGCTTGGATTAAGTAATAATCCTACAGTTCAACATATTGAAAATATGAAGTACTGTTGTGAAAATATTCTTGAACCAGTACGAACACACTTTGGTAAGCCAGTACAAATCAATTCTTCATATCGGTCTCCGCTTGTTAACAAAGCTGTAGGTGGATCTAGTACATCACAACACGTGAATGGACAAGCAATCGATTTCGAAATTGTTGGCGTTGATAATAGAATTGTTGCTGACTGGATTGCAGATAACTTACAATTTGATCAAGTCATTCTTGAGTTCTACACAAAGGGTGATAAGAATTCTGGTTGGGTTCACGCTTCGATTAAGAAGGGTGGAGGCAATCGCAAGATGCGTATGATTGCTACGAAGTCGAAGGCAGGCGGTACCGTATATACACAGGTAGCTGACTTTGATCCATCGACGACAAAGGCAGCTGGGGCTCCTTCAATCGCCACAGCGCCAAAGCAAGCTCCTGCTCCGTCGTCTCCGGCGGCTCCTTCAAATGTATCTGGTCTTGGTCCATTAGAATCTCTCCAATCTAAGTGTGGTATTACTGCTGATGGTAAATGGGGAGCCGGCACATATAAAGCAGCAAGAAATTACTTCAATCTGTCGAATACACAAGCAGCACACTTCTTTGGTCAGTGTGCTCATGAGTCAGGTAACTTTAAGGTATTCTCTGAGAACCTGAACTATTCGGCAGATGGTCTTACTAAGATTTTCAAGAAGTACTTCTCGACACTAGTTGATGCTCAACCATACGCTCGTAAGCCAGAGAAAATCGCTAATAAGGTTTATGCCAATCGTATGGGCAATGGACCGGAAAACTCTGGAGACGGATGGAAGTATAGAGGTCGTGGACCAATTCAGTTAACTGGCAAAGATAACTATACCGCGTTTTCGCAAGCGCTCTCTCGGCCCGATGTACTAACAAATCCAGATGTTGTAGCGGGAGAGCTGGCGTTCGAATCAGCTCTTTGGTTCTTCAGTAAGAATAATCTATTTGCTATAGCAGATAGAGGTGTTACAGATGCTATCATTACTCAAATTACAAAAAAAGTAAATGGTGGTACGCACGGACTTGATGATCGCATTAATAAAACTAAGCAATACGCTAGCTGGGGATAAATTGAAGGGGACCGAGAGGTCCCCTTCTTTTTTAGATGGTTAGCAAACCATAAAATACTAGGGCGCACATGGCAGCCACAGCAATGTGACCGGCCCGTGAGACCGTCAACGCAAAATTATTATTCATCTTACTTGTCCTTACGTTCTGCGAGATACTCTGCAGTCGAAGGCGCAGCAGATGTTTCTTCCTCGTCTTGGATTTCTACCTTCTTCGGCTTCTTGTGTTCTGGAATGATATGCTCGAGAGCGATCTTTAGAATGCCGTTGAGAAGAGAAGCACCACGAATCTCTACGTTATCTGAGAGAGTGAAGGTGCGAGTGAAAGGACGCATAGCGAGTCCTTGATGGAGCATCTGAGGCCATGTCCACTCACCCTTCGAATCCTGTTCTGCAGGTTCTCCGGATTGTGTATTACCTCTGATGATCAGCTTGTCTTCCGCGATCTCGATCTCGAGGTCTTGCTTAGCGAAGCCAGCAACCGCGAGATCGATCGTGTACTTGTTTTCATCAATCTTCTTGAGATTGTATGGAGGATACTTAGCAGCGAGGTCAGCGGTTTGCTGTGCAGCGGATGCCATCTTTTCTGCTACCTTGTCAAAACCAACAAAGAAGCGATCAAAGTCCTTGAATGAGTGGGTATGATTCCACATAGTTTTTCTCCTTATTAAGCGAGTTGAATATTGTCACCCAGTAGGCGTGACGGGTTTATTTATAAGGTAAAGCACAACTTCGGCTTCCTTAAACATCTTTTTTGTAATTTCCCAGTTTAGATGTGGTCGATCATCTTCTGGCACATAGGAAACCACCTTCTTGATTCCCTTTTGAATAATGCTCTTAGCACATTCATTACAGGGAAGCAAAGGACTATAAAGAGTACAGCCCTCAACAGAGAGTAGCGCATTATCAAGAGCATTCCGCTCAGCATGAGCTACAAAGAGATACTTGGTTTCTTTATCCATGTATCTCAGATCATGATCTCGTACGCCTCGAGGAAACCCATTAAAGCCAAGAGACACTACTCGATTTTGTTTGTCAACAATTACACAACCAACTTTTGTGGATGGATCCTTAGACCACTGAGCTACATGCTCAGCAAGCTCCATAAATCGGCCGCACCATTTACTCATTTCTTTTTTCCTGCGTTCAGGATGCGCGCTCGAAGACTCGAAGAGCTATAGCTGTGTCTACGTGAGCAATAGTGAATAGGAATATCTAGATCATGCCCAGTAAAGTCATTGCGACCATTATAATCCTCACCAAGGAACCGTACGCTCCACTCATATCCAGCAAGCAGATTGTAGAGGTCTGCTTCGGTATCGTATGGAATTATCTGATCAACATACTTACACGCTTCAACCTGCGCATAACGTTCAAACAAGTTCTGAACAGGCTTATTCTTCTCTGGACGATCAAGAGTAGGATCGGATTGAAGAGCCACGACTAAATGATCACAGTGTTTCTTTGCTTCCTGTAACATCAAAATATGACCGGTATGAAACAAATCAAAACAACTGGCAACGACCCCTACGCGCTCAGTCATAATCTATTCCTTCATCTTGTTTACGACCCATATAATGATCATCACTGACACAATAAAACTGAGACTTTAGTCTAGTGTTAACTAGTGTCTTGGTTACCTTGCCGGCAAACTCAATACACTGATCTTTGTTGGCAGCTTCGTATATATCCTTACCAAGGAACTCACCATCAACAGTAAACAAAAATACAATCAGCCAATATGACATTATTAGTTCCTTGCAATCCAGCGCTGGTAAAGACCAACTTCTCTACCATATGCTTCTACTTCCCATGGTGAATCAAAGTAATGATCTTCTTTGCGCTTAGGCTTCCAGATCTTTCCCATCCACCTGCTATGGATCTTCAATCCACCTTTTGCTGCTACCATCACACCAGATTGAAGTTCATTCTTTGCATGTTGCTTGACGTGAACTAGTTCATGAGCAAGAGTTTGAATGATGTCTTCATCGTCCTTGGCGCCACGAA